TTCCCCGTCTAGGCTTGGGGCGACCTTGCCCACCTTACGCCCTGTCTCATGCGCCCATTGGTCAATTAAAAGCCTTTTCCAATCGTCTGATGACCATGCACTGCCAGCGCCTTTCATTTGCTTGGCAACGATGTCAATCAGGCTGTGAAACATGGCGTTCTGGTCTGTGCTTCGGGTGCATTTCTTGACTTCCAAACGCAACTGCTTACCCGCTTGTAAGGTTTGTTTAATCTTCGGCCATAGGTCTTTCAGGACTGTGTGCGCCTGTTGGCTGTTGTGTAGTGTGATGATCATGCTTCCCTCACTAAAACTTCAACCTTGCCAACCTCACCATAAACCTTGGTGCTGTGGATGGATGTGATCTGCGAGTCGTTTAAAAACACGATTTTGTCCATGCCATCAATCACAGACTTGATTACGTTATCCAAATCGGGGCGTTTTGTGTGTTTCTCAGAATCGCTTAAACAAGCCTCAGTGCGTTTTTTTGAGTATGAGGCGGGAACAGGAAAGGTGACATAAATAAACGCCTCCAATGCCCCTTCTAGCGGCTCTGTTGCGCCCATTGCCGCCTTTGCCATCATCGCCACCTCGGATTCGTAGTTCTTTGTCTTTTCAGGGGTGTAGGCAACGGGAAATTTTCCCCTTCTGGAAAACCTCGGTCTGCCCTTTGGTACAGGTTCGCCATACACCGCAAATGTGATTTGCATCATTTCTTGTCTTTCTGTGTGTTCATGCGTTGTTTCAAATCGTCAGCAGCCGCTTGGCCTCGCTTCTTGGCAATGTCCGCTAGGGTTTGTTGCCACCAATATTGAGCCTCGCCCTTGCCCTCCTCCATCATCTTTTTGCGATAGCGTCTGATCCACTCGGTTGCTTCGGTGTGTCTCATAGTCTCCTGTAAGTTCAAGCGCCCTTGTGATGACAAATTCGCTAAATTGTTGTCCTTCTCTGACCCGATTAAGGATGGCTGTTGCTTCATGGTGTGTCATAAGATTCTTTAATTTTTTTTCCAATCCATGCCATTACTGGAACAGCCATTGATCGACCTAATGCGTTGTAGCGTTTGGCAACAGATGGATTTCCCACATTTGTCCAATTATCTGGAAATCCTTGTAGCCTTTCACATTCAACAGGGGTCAAGCGCCTAACCTTATGTCCATAAGAAACGGCATGAATTCCTGTGGCGTTTAAGGTAAATGATTGTTCTTCTTTAACGCCTATTCCTCTTGCGCCATTTCCATGCTCACGATCAATCACATTCTCAGCAATTGAATAAGTCACTAAATCTGTTGCAGATTTCCAATCTCTTGCGCTGATGGTGGAAGCTACAGAGTTTTCACCCCATTGGTTTATTCCTTGGCGATCAAATGTTTGAATTGTTAAAGGAACATTATTTCCACCAGTACCCCATCGACCAGCAACAGTGGGGGCAACTTTGGTTTCTTGTATCCGAAAATCCATCATGTGGATGTCGTAGATGCTACCGCCTGAAGTGCTATCTTCAATTTCAAAGGAATTTCTTTGTTTTTGACTTCCATTCGTTTTAGTAACTTTTCGCAAGTGCTCGGCTTCAAGAAGTATCGGTTTTCTATTTCGCCATTCTCCAGTATCGAGGAGAGCAAAGATTCTTCGCCTCCGTTGCGGGACTCCGAACCATTGCGAGTCCAACACTGACCATTCGCACACGCTATCTCGTCCACAAACAAAACCCTCGTTTCCCCAAACAAGTCCACTGTCACCGAATTTGACCCCAACCAATGTTTCAAGAACTGTTCCAAAATCTCTCCCTTCTTGGCTGGATAGAGCACCAACCACATTTTCCCAAAGCATGAATCTTGCACCACAATGTTTTTGGGCAAGTCTAAAAATTCTTACGCCTTCAAAAAACAGCCGTGAAGAATGGTTTTCATCTTCCTTGACTGCATTTAATCCTTGTCGTTTGCCAGCAATGCTCATGTCTTGACATGGCGAACCAAAAACAACAATGTCAATTTTTCCCAATGCAATTAAATCTTCAGCGGTGATTTTTGTTACATCACCAAGATTTTTAGTGTTTGGAAAATGGTGTTTTAAAACTGAAGATTGATAAGGCAATATTTCTGCAACAGCCGCACATTCAAAGCCTTGCTTTTCCCATGCAACAGAAACAGCCTCAATCCCACTAAAAAGGCTTAAATATCTCATCCTTCAATTACCCAACCAACAAACTCACCAAACTTAAAGAACTCACGCCCTCCAGTTAGTTCTTGTTCTGTCATAGGTCTTTGAACGCCACTCAAACTCAATTCTTTAGTAATGATTTGTTCAGGAGTAGCGCCATTTTTAAGTTTCCAATCCAATGTCAATCTACGCATGACAGTGCCAAAGTAACCACCATCAACAAGCAATTTGTCAACAATAATGATGATTCCACCTTGTTTTAATTGGCTTTTCAATTTAATTAAAAGTTCTTTTCTTTCTTCTATTGATAAAAACATTAAAACCAAAAAACAAATGCAAACATCAAATTTTTGGTAATCAAAATCTTTTGCATTAGCAGTGTGGATAACACCATAGCCATTCCATGTTTTTGACATTTCTTCACTGCGTTCAATTGATTCAACTTTTGCATTTCTTGAAATTGCAAAATCTTTAATATTTGCGGTGATATTGCCAGTTGATGCGCCTATGTCATAAACCAAGCCATTTTCAGGCAAATAGTTTCTGACAATCATGGTCACAGCATTGGTTAACATTTCGTAAAAAGGCAATTGTTCTCTTACATGAGAATTAAAATTATTGCCAATCATTTCACCTGAAAATTTAAAATCTTTCATGCTTTGCCCCCATATTGTTTTTTCATTTCAGCTAACTTAGCCAAAGCCTCAGTTCTAATCCTGTCGCTTTCAATTTGCTCATGGATGGTCATTTTTCGTTCAATCATTTGAACTGGCTTAACAGGAATGTCAGGGCCTTGATTGCAAAGATTTCTAAATTTAATTGCACTCGGCACAAACTCCTCATTTAGCTTTGAAATGGCAAAGTCCATGCTTGGGCGGTATGTCAAGAATCGTCCAAGTTGATTTGCCCATTCCTGACGAACTAGGTTGTGATCAACACCTTCCCAATGCCTAAGAAAAGCCGCACCATAAATTGCACTCATGCGCCCAAATATGTAATCCAAACCTTGTTCTGTTTCACAAAAATCAGTTTCCAAGTAATTTGACATTGCTCTGTCCTCCAAGTAAGCCACGGGTTAGCCCCGACAAAACAGCAGCATTTCGTTGACCAGTTTTGGTTAAGTTTTTGTCTGCAACCCAATCGGCTTTAAATCCACGCCACCCACGGGCGGCACATTCAGCCAATGCTTGTTCAAGTGTCCAACCCGCTTTGTCAGCTTCTTTTTGAATTGATTTGATAACAGTGGTCGTAATGACTGCCCTGCTTGCTTTTCTTTGTTTAACAAAAGAATCCCAGACTTCTGGTGAAACGCCTTCAGGCGCTTTTGCCTTTGTCTCTTTCTCTTTCTCTTTCTCTACCTCTGTCTCTGTCTCTGTCTCTGTACTATCAAGTTGATATCCACTTGATATCACATTAATATCATCTTGTTCCAACCAGTGAGACAGCTTGGAAACGATTTCTTTAGTTTTAATTTCCGTCAATCTAAGACGAAAAGCAAGTGTTTTGTTGTCAGGGATGCACCCATCATTCTCACTGGCAATCAACCAGAGCATGACCAACACTTTGGCAGCCAACGGGTCTAATTCATGCCATTCAAGGTCATCAAGAATGTCACGATACAGCTTTACCCAAGGAGGCCGCCTGTCCTTGAAATGCTGAAACTTTGTCCAGTTTTTAATTCTCATAAAAAGCCCAAAAAAAAGGGCTACACCTGAAGTCTCACCCTTGCGGATGTTGGCGGACTGGCGTAGTAACCAGCAGACTTCATGTGTAACCCTACTACATTAACACCGCCAAGTGTTCCATTTATCTTAACCCAACATTCATTTCTGAAGCAACATCTTTTTTTACAGGAATAGCTGAACCCCTGCGAAAGTTGCATTTACGGCATACAGGAACAACATCCAAAGGCTTGTTGTAATCTCTATGGTCATAGCACTCACCAGGTCTTCCACAATCAACGCAAGTCAAAGTTTTTACTGATGGAAGAATTCCTTTTCTTACTGCTTTTGCTACTTCTGAAATTGCTTTTCTAGCACCATTAACAATCCCATGTGAATCTGTACATACCCAGCAATGCTTTGCGCTGTGATACCGACCAATTATTTCTTTATTGCATAAACGGCAAGTTGGTGTCATTTTTTTACAACATTTCTTAAAAACAGTTTAGGGTAAGCCAATTTGATTGCTGGCGGGATGCCTCTTGTCATCCAGTTGTGAACCCTCTGCTTAGAGGCAAAACCTAGTTTTTTTGCAAGCGCAGATGGGCCACCATGTTTGGCAATTAAATCTTTGTCAGATTGAAGTTGTTGGTTTGTAGTCATAGTTGCATCTTAGCAACAAATGGCTACAAGTCAACATTTTGTGAATTTATTTTAAACAAGTTGTTGACTTTGACTGTTTATCGATGATAATTCATTTAAGCCCAAGCACTTCGCCAAGGGTCTATTTAGGAGAAAGTATGAAACAAATCTACATTGTTGAATTTAATCGAACTCACACTCAAAACAACTGGTCACGCATGGAATTCACTTCCATTACAAAAGCCCTTGGCTTTGTTTCGCTCATGGTGAAACAAGGATGCCATTGTCAAATGTTCAAAGGTTAATGAGGACTGACCATGATTGACTACAAACTCCGATACCACTTTGAAGAATTCGTCACTTATGACGATGGCGAAGCGCTTGAGAAAGTCACAGTTGGGTATGACTACTACCCACCTGAAAACAATTACCCCCACGAACCAGACTGTGCAGAAATTTACGATGTATTTGTCTATGACCAAAAGGGTGATGACATTACTTACGATCTGCCCAAATCCGAATCAGACCACATCATGTCTGAAGTCAAGATTCACCACGCTCGTATGCTGAAAGAACAAAATGAAATCTAAGATTATTCAAACAATTGTCGAATGGACATTGGCGATCATCATTTTTGGTGGTTGGGGCGTAATGCTCGCATGGAGGGGCTAATCATGATTGACCAACTCAAAGATTATTTCCGTTTGCCATCACCCAAAGAACTGGCTGCCAAGGAACTTGCAGAAGCACAACGCAAACTCTTGGATGCCCTTACTTCCCAAGAATACGCAAAACGCATGGCTGACTATCACTCCGACCGAATCAAACGCCTCACAACTTATTTGAAAGACGAATCATGAAAATGTTTACATTCACCCTTTTATGCACACTCGGCATCATCACAACTGGATGCTCAATGATGCCAGGCTCTGTGCCAACGCCTCCCAACCAAGACCTAATCGTTGACAAGCAAGTTCAGCCAATGGGTCGCAATGAAGTGATCGATGCTGTACGCCAGTGCGAATCATCAGGGCTTCGTGCTATTCCCTTGTACGCAAAACGCAAGATCGGTGGATACACAGTTGAAACAATTGTGGAAGTTACTTGTGGCCCTAAATATCAATTTTAAGGATTCATCATGTCAATCGCTAATTTACTGACTTTAAATGTCAACGAACACACTGAGAAGAAAGCCAATCTGACTTATCTGTCATGGGCTTGGGCATGGGCTGAAGCACTCAAGGCAGATCCCAAAGCCTCGTTCAAGGTTGAGATGTTTGGTGACAAGTGCTTCATGGACATTAACGGCACAGCAATGGTGTGGGTCACAGTCACCATGTTTGACAAGCCAATGACTTGCCAGCTTCCCGTGATGGATCACCGCAACAAAGCCATCGTGAACCCTGATGCTTTTCAAGTGAACACCGCCATCATGCGTTGCATGACCAAGGCACTTAGCTTGCATGGCCTCGGTTTATACATCTACAACGGGGATGATCTTCCGTCTTTCATAGAGCCTGAATCCACAATTGAGCCTGACACCATGACAGACTTATTCAAAGCAATTGAGCAAGCCACCACTCAAGACGAATTGAAGTTGGCTTACAAGATCGCATATTCTGCTTGTGATGGCGACAAGGGTTGGCAGATAAAAGTTATTGCAGCCAAAGACAAAGCAAAGGCCAAATTATGAAAACAGATGAGGATGACGAATTTGACCGCATTGAGCATGAAGCCCTGATGCGTACGGGTCAGCCCTACCACTACGATGTGTTTGTGTCTGTCTCACAGCGCAATCAGGTCTTAGAAGAAGTAGCCAAAGAGTTTGACAAGATGCCCTTTGGCGACACAGCCGCTAGTTTTTCCGCTTTTGTAAGGAGTATGAAGAAATGATAGAAATGATGGATCAAGGCACAGAGGAATGGTTCACCATTCGTATTGGCAAAGTCACCGCTTCCCGTGTGGCAGATGTGATCGCCAAGACCAAGACAGGTTATAGCGCCAGCCGTGACAATTACATGGCTCAGTTGGTGTGCGAACGCCTGACGGGTCAAAAGGGTGAGAGTTTCACAAACGCTGCCATTCAGCATGGAATTGATACTGAGGCGTATGCCAGAGCCGCTTATGAGGCGCTCAAGGATGTTTTGGTTGATGAAGTGGGGTTTGTACCCCATCCCACAATCGAGATGGCTGGCGCTTCTCCTGATGGCATGGTGGGTGAGGATGGTTTGATTGAAATCAAATGCCCCAACACAGCCACGCACATTGAGACTTTGCTGTCCCAATCAGTGCCAGGCAAGTACAACACCCAGATGCAGTTTCAAATGGCTTGCACAGGGCGACAGTGGTGTGATTTTGTCAGCTTTGACAATCGTCTGCCAGAGGAACTTCAATTGTTTGTGAAACGTGTTCCACGGGACACTGTGTTTATCAGACTAATAGAAGCTGAAATTATCCAATTCCTTGCTGAACTGGATGACAAAATTAATAAACTAATGAAAGTTAAGAATGTCTAAACTCTACGAAATTACCATTGTTTCAGGTAAATACAAAAATAAGGATGGTGTGGAAAAATCACGCTATCAAAACATCGGCTCAGTCATTGAGACCAAGAACGGCCCGATGCTAAAGTTGGACAGCATTCCACTGCCAGAGGGCGGTTGGAACGGCTGGGCATATCTGAACACTCTCAAGCCTAAAGAAGATTACAAAGGCTTGCCAAAGGACGATGACATTGATTTTTAATTAACGGGGGGAAAGCGGATGCTGTGGCAATTTAGCTTGCGGACGACACAGTGCAGCGAGTACCCCCACCTATTTAGGAAATATCATGGACTATAAAGACGCATTTAAAAAGATTTTCGCCATGCCCGAATTCCCAAGAGTCAGGGCAAATGATCCCCTAACATCGTTTCAGGCAGCAGATTCCATCAAGGAAGTTGCCCCACAACATCACCAAGTTATTTTGGAGTGTTTACAGTTTTTTGGCCCACTTGGAAAAGATGGGATTGCCACACACACAGGGCTTGATGGAAATCAAGTTGCTAGGCGGCTCAACGAAATGAAAATAATTGGCTTGATTGAATTGACAGGCAACACAGTCAAATCAAACTCAGGCAGAAGCGAAAGAGAATGGCAATGTACATACTCGGTTTGAATGGCAATCAGCCAGTTCACAGATTACGAACTTGTAATAAATGTGATGAAACCAAACCACCAGAGGGCGGAGTTGATATGGGGCATAAGTGGATTTGTCAGACTTGTTGGATTATGAGAACAACAGGCCAATACTTACGCCAATATCAAATTAAGTAAAAACCCTAGTGCCTTGTTTGTCAATGATCAAGGCTTGTTTGCGGGGTTCAGCGCCATCAATGTTTGGAACGCTAATGTGTGTCCAACCACCACCCTTAACGGGGTCTGAAAACTCCCTGATGATCTGGTCGTAGCCAATGCCTGAAGCAATAATGGCTCTGACCACTTGGTCGGGGGTCATAGTGGGTACACGAATATCAGCAGCACAGCCGATCCGATGCTGAGAAGTGTCTTTACTGCCCACAGCGTCATTGACTTGTTTTGAACGAAAAGCAGAATTGACCATGATGGGTTTGCCGCCCAATACTGTTTTAACTTCCTCAAGGAAGTTTGCCAATCTTTGTAAATTGCTAATTTCATCTTGTGTGGGGCTGTTGTTTAATTCACGATGGTCTGTGTGCGTTAGTTCATCTAAAGTGAAATGTGGTGAAAGATTCATTTTTTAATCCGATCAGCAATTTTTTCCATTGTTCTGCCACCAAAGTAGAACGACATCACCAGCATCCCCCACTGGCCTAGCAACTCAACATAAGCCCCACGGGTTTCAAGATCAAAGATTGATGCAATAGCAAAACCCGAATAGGCCACCAAAAGGAATACAAGGGTCATAGGGCGTATATTTTTGGACAGCCAAGAGTCACTAGCCATATCCGCTTCAGCCCGTCTGGTGACGTTCTCTTGCTCAACCTCAAACAGCTTGGTTTCGTTAGCCATTTTTGCTAATTCACCATCTTGAGCCATCTTTGCCAACTCAAACTGAGCCTTGGCCTTGGCTTCAGGGTCGGGGATCAGCTTGTCAATCAGCTTACCACCGACATTTAAAAGTGCGTCTAGTCCCATCATTTTTTGTCATCCTCATTCTGCATTAGTTTGATACCACTCAGGAAGCCAATCATGCCTCCGATAAGAGTAGAAAAAGCGGGTGAAATCATTTTGAATATTTCTGCGTTGTCCACTTCCTTGGCCCACAAACCAAGGAGAAAGGCTGTCACCATAGCCAAAACAGAGATGCACAAGGTTGTGCTGACCATCAAGGTCACATACAGCGTCAGCTTCTCTTTGGTGTTGGATGTAGGGTTGTCGGTCATACATAAATATCCAGTTTACGATTCTGAAATATCTCCATGCGGAGGCGCTCTTGAACTACCTTTTTGCAGTAAATCTCAAACCCTACGTCTTGCAATTCTGATTGCTTTTGTTTGGCAACTTCAACAGTTTTATTGACTTCGTGTTGTTTTTCTAGTTTGGCTTGGGCAAGGTCGTGCTTGTCTGGATAACCTGACGCTTGCACTGTCGGAAATAGTCTGATGGTTTCAATCATTTCTTTTCCCTCTCCACCGCCCTTGCATAGTAGTAAAGAACTTTGCTTCTCAATTCACTGCTGTCAGCAGTCCCCGCCCACATAGCAAGGTTGTTCCAGATCGCCAGCAATTGATCTGTGGAACATGAACTGCCATTGGTGGTCAGCCACTCAGAAAGCCTTTGGTGTCTCTCTGTTGGATTGCCAAGCCAACTGAGGCCATAAAAGTCTGCAACTACACATCTTTGTTGGGATGCCGCTAACAAACACGCTGTCAGCAACCCAACAAAAAGCCATTTCATTTTGACCAATAATGACTGATATATCCAAAGACTGAGGAAACGCCAGACACAATAGCCATGCCCATCCAAAAGCCACCACGACCTTTGTTGGCTAAATCAATTAGGGTTTCTAATTGGCTTTCCATCTTGTCGATCTTGGCTTCCATAGATTCAACCTTTTGCCACAAAACGCCATATTTGACCAAATCAATATCAGACATTATTGACGCTCTTTCTCAAACTCAATGTTTCTTTGTTCAATCAAACCTTGACCAGCGCCAGCACCCGCAACACCAGGCTTGATCATGGTCTTAATCTGTGTTGGTTTAGGGGCGGCAGGGTTAACAGCTTGTTGAATTAACTCTGCTGATCTAGCTTGTTGGTTTACATCACGCAAATAATTTGCACCCCAAGCCACGCCTGGGAACTTAATCGATGCAATGTTTGTCAACAATTCATTGACAGCACCCGATTTGACTGTGCCTTGCACCAAGTTAGCCGCAGCAGAGGCAGTGTTTGATTTGTTTACCGCAGACGATACAGGCTCAATCAAAGCGTTTTCAGCCACTCGATTAAGTTGACGCATACCATTCATTTGCTCTGCCGATAAGAATTTGCTTAACTTTTGACCAGTTTCATCACTTAAAAACTTTTTTAACTGAGCCTGACTAAACTTGGCATTTTCATCACTTACATTGTTTGTCACACGATTTTTAATAAATCGCATCACATCGTTTTGAATTTGCGCCAAAGCCTCTGGGTTGTTGGCTTGCAAATACTTTGTCATTTTGTCAATTTCAGATACATTGCCTTGCAAAATGTGATTCTGAACAAACTTGTCAGGCTCTTTGCCGTTAATTGCATCCTTTAACGCAGGGATTTTTTCAATGGTTGCAAATCGATCTGAGGCGGCTTTTCTAGCTTCACGGGCAACAGCACCCGCTTGGCCTGGCAAATTAGCGCCAGCCTCACGAATAGAGTTTTCGACAGACCTACGCAATTCATCCAAAGCGTTAACTTGAACTGGCTTTGTTTTATCGTAATTTTGGTTGATGTTTTTAATTAAGGCTTCAGCATCTTCAATTGTTGTCAATTTAAGTTGCTTGCCTTTCATCAATCCCAAAGATTCAAGATTGTTTCTTACGCCTTCAGGAATAGTAGAACGACCAAAATCTTTGACAATTCTTGCGTAATCTTGAGACAAGCCTTGTAAAGGCACAGTAATGTCTTTGCCAGTAGAGTTTTTAAATGCGGTGTACGCATCACGGACTTTTTGTGCCTCAACCTTATCTGTGGCTTGCAAAGCATTTCTAAGTGTAAATCCACTGTTTGTCACATCTTGACCTAATTTAGCCCCAAATTCATCCAAGTTTTGAATTAAGGCTTGGTTTTGTTTTTGCAAAACTGCTTGGATTGGTTCACCAACATTTTGCATCCCGCGCAAATTTTGCTCAACGGCATATTGCATTGGATCACGGGTCAATTGTCCTCTCAACATAGGGACAGGCACTTTTAAACTATTTGCTTCTGAATAATTTTGTGCAAATTGCTTAAAGGCTTTTACATCACCAGTTTGCAAAGCAGTTTTGGCTTGGTCTTTTAATGACGTAAAGAATGACTGTGGAACTTTTGTAACATCAATTCCTGATTCGGCAATGATTTTGGTTGCGGCATTGTCCAACTCATTTGCAGGAACAGAACCACCAAATTGCTTTTTAACAGCATCATAACTCTTACCTAATGCGTTACCAAACAAATGAACGCCAGCACTAAATCCACCGCCAAAAGCCCCACCAGTTAAGGCTTGGTTTAGTTTTTGGCTAAAGAATGGTTGATCTTCACTTGTTACAGGAGTAGTCAAAACATTCGCAATAGCGCCTTGACCCGCACCTTTTAGAACTGCGCCAGTTAGAGTTTGTGCAGGGCCACCAAAGCCAGGCACTAGCTTATTAACTGGATTAGCAATGAAACCAGTTACCTCACCCGCCAAAGCCGTTTTAGGGAATTCTTCTTGTAAAGGCTTAATGGCTTCTTGAGTTTGTTTTACATTTTGAGTGGCGTTTTGAACGATGGCGTTTCGTTGTTCATCAGACAAGAAAGGGAAATATTTGCCAACCAATTGTTGAACAGCGCCAACAGATTGGGAAATCGTACCCGCAGCCACATTGCCAAATGCACCAAGTTCTTTTGAGCCTGGCAAGTTCTCAACACCTTCCATCAAACGCTTTTCAAATTCCGTCTTTGGTTGAAACATCCTTTTTGCGGGTGGCGCTGTAGGTGTCGCAGATGGTTGTTGATCAGGTGTAGCAACGCCCGTTAAAGCGGTCTTTAACCCAGATATATCAAATGAGTCTGCTGACGCTTCTGTTGGCTGTGCAGATGGCTGTGCAACTGGTTGACCAGTATTACGGGCAATTTCACGATTTAATGCTTCTACATTTCTAGCGGAAACTGTATTACCTTTAGCGGCTAACTTTTGTTCTTTTTCTAATTCATCTTGCAGAATTTTAAGAGATTCAGCTTTTCTACGGGCTTCATCGTCTTTGCTAACGCTAGTGCCACGGATTTCTACTTTAAAAGGTTGGTTGTCCGATGTTTTTGCCTTTGGCAATCCAAGGGCGCTTCTTAAACCACCAAGGTCAAATTCATCAGCCATCAGAGTTCCCCATTAACCAAAGCACCATAACGCTCTAACTTATCAAGCAACTTCTGTTGCTCAACAAGGTTAATGTTATTGTCTTTTTTGAATTTATCCAAGCCTTTTTGACCGCCAATATCGTAAGCGTTTTTCAACATGAGGGCTTTTAAATCAAAAGCATCATTCATGGCGGCATCAAATTTTGGCTTAACAAATTGCTTTTCAGGACTTTTCTGAACAGCACGATCTAAACCAACTGAATAGTTGTAAGTGTGTTGCATCAAAGGGCGCAACTGTTCCATTGATTTAATAATGGCTGTTGGGTTTTTACCCGCACTTGCCAAAGATGATTGAGCCGATTCAAGACTTGCCGCAAACTTACCACCCAAAGCGGCATTTTTCTGAGCCGCCAAGTCAGCAATGTTTTTCTCAATAACATCACGGGCGGCAGCAGCCAATTCTTCTGGCTTACTTCCCGCCACATTACCAACAATAGATTGCAAACCAGCAAATGCTTCTGATGCTTTACCAGTAGTTGCCAAAGGCAAGAACTTAAGAATGGTATCAATGTTGTTAACAGCAGTCTTAGATGGCACAACACCTTCACGGGCAACATTAATTTGCGCTTGATATGTTTTACCAGTTTCTTCAGATTCACCAGCGGGAATGGTGGGCGCTGTTGCAAATCCTGCGGGTTGTTTTTGTGGCTCTGGCGCTTTAATAAGCTGACCAACTACACGACCAGATAGTTTGTCTCGAACTTCATAAATTGGTTGATTAGATATTGGGTCTTTAGCGCCAGTATCTTTGTATTCATAAGGATCGGTTTGGCCCGCAAGCCCAACAGTGGCAGATGGAGGCGCTGCGCCAATAGAGGGTTGAGTTGTGACAGTTCTGCCACCCTCTGTTGTTTGAATGGTGGGGGCAAGTGTAGATTGTTGCTCTTTAGGCGACCACAAACTTTGACCTGATTTAATCAATGCGTCAGGCAAACCTTCAGGTGGAACTTTTTTAAAAATTGGTAAATAGGCTTCGTTTACCAATTTTTTAACTTCAGGATCATTATTACTTTCAGCAATTAAATTGTTTAATTCACTTTCAACAAGGTTATAGTCTTTAACACCCGCACGACCATACAATCCAAGTCTTGACGCAATGATCTGTCTAGTGTTCTGATCCATGTTGCGTTTGGCAGTAAACGCTTCAGTTTGAGATTTAGCCAAACTGGTCAAATCTTTGATAGCGGGAATACCCGTCAAAGGCATAATTTGAGGAATGGCAGTATTGAACTTAAGATCATCAAACTTGTTGTCAGTCATGTAATTAGTAGGGTCTGACATAAAAGTCTGAAAATTTTTGCGCTCTTTATCTTTTTGTTCCTCAACACCCAAAGCAATTTCGCCTGTGCGAACGGCTTGTTGCTTTTGCTGAAGTTCCAAAGGATTTAATTGTTGAGCCTGTTGATACTGCTGTGCGCCACGGGCAACATTCACCATGTCCGCAAGGGATGCACCTTGCACAGGGCGAACTTCTGTGCCAATTGGTTTAATGTTGAAATCTGCCATTTCTTATCCAATTAGGTTTTAATTGTTCCAAAATAAGCATTTGCCAATTCAGGACTCATTGTTGTTGCACCGCCTGGCGTTATGCCACCACCACCTTGTGGGGTAAGTAATTGAGACAACATTAAATTATTACCAATATTGCCATAAGCACTTGACATTGCATTAGACGCACCGATCTGTCCCGCACCCAAAGCCGTAGCACCGCCAACACCAAGTTGACCAATGTTAGAAGCAATGTTTGTACCTTGCTCTTGAGCCTTTTGACCAATACCCGCAATGTTTGCCAAGGTGTTGTAGATGCCAGTTCTTTGAGAAATATATTGAGGCATACCCACATTAGTAGCGTAATCAATTGCAAACTTGCGTCTTGCCAAATCAACATTAGAACCACCGCCACCAACATTCATTGCTTGACCAGCCGCCCCTGTTCCTTGATTAAGACCAAACTCAAAGCCTGGCATCCTTCGCAAATCCTCTGCCGTTACTTCTCTTGTGAAGTAAGGAAGCATCTCTTGGATTTTACTCAAACCCAATTGACCTGATTCACGATAAGGTGCTAAATCCGCATATTGTTTTTCTTGAAGTGCAGCAGCACGATTAGCCGCATCAGCTTGCATTTGTGCGCCACGCTCTGCGGCACTAGCTTGCTTACTAGCCCCCATGTATCCTAAGAGGGCGCTACCTCCAATTGCCCATGCTAATGGCATATTATTTCCTTTCGATCAAAACTCGATCAACTTGTTCGGGGTCTTTTTCTTCAGTTGCATGGATACAAAACCACACAGCATCTTCAAGAGCCTCGATCATGTGATGAATACCCGCCTTGATCTCTATGCAAGCGGGGGCTGTATATTCACAATTGTAATCATCTGTAGTCACTTTGACACGCCCTTTTGCCAACATACTTAGGTGGCTAAATGAGTGGGCATGAGTGCCAGCAATAAATCCTTGAGGGATGTGCATTTCCTTGGCATAAAGACCATCAGAAAAGTGATGGACAGTGCCTAAATCACATTGAAATTGGCCTTCTAATTGATTGTGCAAATCGGCTAAGTTCAAAATGTGCCTCCCTTGACCCCGTTGAGGGCAGTGAAATCTGTGAATTTACCCGCTGCGGGGGTAGTTAATCCAATGGTGGAACTGTTAATAATCACATTATTGATCGTGCCACCATTGATGTTTGTGTTTGATGTTGTAACACTAATCACATTTGGATTCATCAACCATTGCAACCAAGCCTGAGATGGGCGACCCGTGGTTTCATCCAAAAACGCTGAATAGGGGATGTTAATGTTGGCATTTGGGATTGCCGTAGCCATTAGTTATCCCCTGCGCTTGATTTCAGATTTGCAGACACAATGACTGCTTTGATGGGGTCAGTCAACACCACTTCAAAGATTCTGTCCCTTGCCCATCCCAAACGTCTCCAAATGGCTCGGTTCAGATAATTACCAATCTTGCCAATAGTCACCCAATGCTCGTTTGACCAAGTTGAACCACCATCGTTTGACCATCTCAACATGGCTTGAGGGTCTTGACCTTGACCAGTATTCAGACCAACGCCAGGCTGAAATTGGATTTGGAATTCTTCAAAATACTGTCTTTGTAAGTCAGTAGTCAGATGCTTTGCTCTACGCAAACGCCTGATGGTTGCACCATTGTCGGTGTAAACCTCATTCTCAACGCTGTATAACTTGCCGTTTTCGTAATCGCCTACGATGTACATATTGTTGAAGTAAGCACCGCAGTTGGAACGATGGCGCTTGTAAACAGCATTATTTGAGTCCCAATAAAGCCACTTGTGCCATGACTTTGTTGATCCATCATAAACCCATGTCAGTCCATGCTCACCCACAGACGGGAAAGTGCAGACATACATTTCATGACCTTCAATCTGATAAGTGTAGGCAAAGGCATCACTTGTGACTTCATTTAACAAAGACTGCTCAACAGCATGAGTGGAAATCTTGACCCAAGCATAGCCTTGCATCATCTCAATGGTGGAGTCGCCACGGGTGTCCTTTGCCACGCAGACAAAAGAATCACCAAATCTAGCGAGTGAGAATCGTGCGCCAATACCTGATTGGCTGAAAGTGCCAGGCACTCGTTGGAAAGGAAAAGTGGTGATGCCAGCGATCACATTGCCCACATCAGTCCAAACCTCGGTGGTGGTCTCGCCCAACAAATAAACTTGTCTGCGGTCAGCTATCAGCGTCACCAATAAGTCTGATGAGCCATCAGAAGTGCCGTAAAGCGCCTGAGTAGATAGTCTTGAGCCTAGATCAGTACAACCCCAATTTTGCGTGTTTGGCTCATTGTAGATGTTGTAGTTATCAATTACATCCACCACATCAGCGCCTTTCCAAGGGCCATCAGTGCTAGGAAGCGTTGTAAAAGTATTGGTCGCCACAACCCATGTGTAACGATTTGGGCCATCTACAATGTAAGCAATTAAACCATCGGTATTGGTGATGTTGTCAGAAATGGATACTTGCCCTGTTGAAGTTGTCAAAGTTCCAATCTGAGTCGCCACCATTGAAGTGTTAACTTGGTAAACAATGTTACCCGCCACAGCAATTAGGATTTCTTCTCCCGACATCGTGTGAAGCCCACGAACTTCAGCTTGGGCTAATTGGGTTTGAAGCAATAGACCTGGCGTTGGGTACAGCGCAACAATGCCTCTTTCACCAGGCTGCTTAGTAGGATCAATCTCAGCAAAGAAATTGATGCACTCCTGATCGTCTTGGTAGATCGATGGGGCGGTGTAGGATGTGCCGACAAAGCCAAAGTCTGCCATTATCTGAAGCCTCCATCCATGATGAAGCCCGCATCTTTGGCACGACCCACCATCAGACTGTCAGGGTATCGTGCAATCTGTACAGGGCGCATATTGGTGCGTTTGATCGTTGCTTTGCCTTGTGCAGCATAAGCATTGATCATTCCGATCTGAACTTGATTAACTTTGCCAAACATAGGCATAAGTCTTTCAGCCAAGCACCACCGCAAAGCCATGTTGTAGCCCTGTGGCAGTTGAATGGTGTCGTTCAGGTTTTGGAATTCCCTGAAGATTGTCTGAGTAAACAAGTGCAATTCACCCTGAGATGGGTTGGGGTAAACATAGATCGT